TAGGCAATGCCTTGTGCCTCCTAAAAAACACCTTTTCAGATAAATCAACCACCTTCTTTAATGGCCTGTTCTTCTGCGCCGCTAATAAAGCAAGGCCAGAGGAAATCGTAAGGTCAAATGCAGTCCTGTCGTCAATCTTAAAGTTAATCCAATCCTCAAGAGTCCTTTCAAAAAACATCTTGCCATGTAACCCAGTCTCATCATGAATGCCTATCTGCTCGTGAATGTAAGCCTCAATAGCCTGAGCATGCGCCTGTATTACATCTTGGCTGTTAGAAGGGATGCCCTTCGTCTTGACATTACTGCTGCTCATCGGCACCTTTAGATGATCAGGCCTGTCAAGTATATACCCATCATATCCCCTATCCTCAAAATACCTGACAATGCCGTACTTATTGTTCTCAATGAGCAATGGATAGCCGTAATATACCGCAGCCATCAAAACATCCTCATAGAATATCCTGGCAAGAGGCGGCCTTTCGGCATACTCAGCAACAAATATACTGGAGGGATGCTCCATGCTAAACTTGTTAAAGAGATGGCACGCCCCCTTAGAACCCCTGCCATCCATAGTCTTGTCAATGTCGTATGAGTCAACACCACCAACACCCAACAGCTCATTACCCGGATACGGCTTGCCATTTTTATCCACCTTTCTGTTGCGCAACTCCTGCGGTGGTAGCCAAGCAATATGCCACTTCCCATTGGGATTTGAAGTGAAGATGACCTCAGAGTCCTTAACCCCATCCCTCCATACAAAATCACCCCTAACTACAGGACTTGGATATAGACTCCTGTTGTACTCAATCTGTTGGTAGATTTTGCCAATATTAAAGTGCGTAGACTTAGTGGACTCCCTAAATGCCTCATCAATAGTCCAAGGGAACTGCCTGATAACCTCGTTGAGTTCATAAGCATCATTCATCAATGCCTTGCGCTCATTGGAAAGATATGTCTTAGCCCCAATCTTAATGATGTCACCATCAATAGTCTTAATAGGTGACTTTGGATTGTCGATAATAGGCATACCATATGGATCAAAGAAACCCTCCAAAGCCTCATATGCAGGAATGAAAATCCTATATAACCCACTCTTTGTCCTCCCATTATCGTTTCTATCCGAAGGATCAGAGTCATTGACAAGCTTCCTAAACTTACTGCCACCCCTATCTAAAGGATTAACAGTGCTACCCACCAAAGCCTTCCCAACAACCTTCTTGCCGACAATCAAACAGGTCCTGTGAATCCTCCACACCTCAGTGATGTCCATAGGATTCTCCCACTTACCCGCCTCATCTAAATACAATATATGCAACTTCTCACCATCATACGCATTCGTAGTCGTGTTCTTCCAGTTGATAACAGTATCTAACGCCTGAGTGTCTAAAGATGTCTTATTCGTCTTGGTAATCCTTTTAGATGGCTCACGAAATGCCAACTCAACCCTCGGATTCGTAGTCCCATCTTGAATAGGCTTGAAGAAAAAAGGATATCCCCTAAACATAGGGAGAACCTTCTTCATAAAAATATTCTCCTGAGCATCCTTACCAGTCTTACTCATAATGCCCAACACTTTGTTAGACACACTAGTACCCTTGTCAATAATGATAGCAGAGCTGATATTTGTATACCCACTACGCCTGCACTTAACGTAAACCTGTCCAAGAGACCTCGGATCTACAATGCAAGCCTCAGCATGAATGAACAACTTCCTCTGAAAGTCCAAATAACCACCATAGCCAATGTCCATCTGACTCCACTGCAAGAACATATAATGACTCCCAGTGATGTAAGTGGGAACACCATTATTGTAAAACCAAACACCATTCTTGCGCCTGTCAAACTCCCTCGTGATATATGGCGTGTGCTTATCCCTAAACTCCTTAGGCTGTAACATCCACTCATCCATACTCTTAATCTTCATCAAGTCAGCAGGCGGCTGAACCCTCCTCCACATCTGACGAGTCTTTATCATGTCGTGATTTAAAATCTCGCTGCTGTGAGGGACTTTAGGCAGCTGTATGTAAATCCCCTCAAGCTCTATAACCTGCCCCTGAGTATCATTAGGGCATATGTTTACAACTGGCTCAGAAAACTGCTTTATAGATACAAGCCCTGCCATTACTTAGCAAATTGCTCAGCAAAACCACCAGAGAAATCAGAAACATTACTGGATATCTCACCCCTCTCAGATAACGAAGCTATCATCTCCTCAATCTTCTGCCTCTCCTGCAACAACTCCCTGGCATCTACAACAGTCTGCTTTATAGATGATAACTCAGCTTTTCTGGCAGAGCCAACAAGATCGGGGGAGACCGGCTTCTTAATCTCCTCAATCATGTTGTTTATAGCATACTCCATAGAGGACAGCAACTTAGTAGCCGCCTCAAGAGTAGAGAAGTTAACAGCCTTGCTCGACATACAAAATGTCATCAATACGCATCCTATAAACAGTCCTCCCATCAAACTCCATCTCATAGTCTGCATTGACAGCATAACAGACCCTATCCCCCTTGAAGATGCCATGCTCCCCCAATGAATCAGAATCATACAAAACTGTTGCCATCCTCGTCTTTACGGGGGCAGAAAGCAATATGATACCAGATTCACGAACCTGCTCGTCATCCTTGTCCAAGTCAACAAAAATCCAATCAGAAAATAACTTTATCTCATCACCCCTCTTGTATGCATAAGCCTGCGTTCCGTGACCACCATGCTCAGAATACCTGACAACATAAATGTCATTTTCAATCTCAGAATTCTTGTCCATCACAACATGATGATGAAAATACAAAGTGTCACCAATACGAACCGGTGTCTCGTGCTTTTCCGGGATGCCAACAACCTCACCATAGCAATATCTGTTCTCAAACTCCCTGAACTTAGGGTCTAAGTACATCTTTTCCCCAGCAATCTCAATAGTGTCCTTGAATTTCTTTGGTATGTGTACCAAAAAGTGATGTAGTGGATTCATTTTATTAAAATTTACAGTCATACTCAATAATCATAGGCATACTCATAACCTCCTTCCACAATGAAGTGCCCTGCTCAGTCTGAATGAATATAAGAACTACAACATCACCAAACTCACTGAACTTCTTCTCAATGGCAACAATCTTGCCATCACCAGCATTCATCCCAACATAGTATGCCATAGCATCCTTTGGGTTTAAGCCTATGACAATCTTGCGTATCATTATGATATCCAATTTTCAATGAATGTATCGCCAAGCTCAGCCTTCCTCTTCTTGCTCTGCATAATCCTTGACTCCTTACAATGAGATTCATAAAAGTCATCAAGAATGTCTGACATGAAATCAGAATCTTCAACATTAGTCGAGTAGTAAGAAGTCGAGCTGACAGAATCGTCATTGTGGTCTGTGTCTTCGTGCGTAGCGCAAGCTATGAGGATATAAAACGACCCCTTCTTACCCCCATTTCCTGATATAGTAGCGTTTAAGTCACTGACAATACGCTTAATACCCTCTCCTATTGCCTCACTATTTATGTTCATATGGTTTATTTTATTAAATTTGCCTCAAATATACAATTAAATTGAAAACATTAAAAAGCAGTCGCAAAAAAGTCAAGAAGACATTGACACCAATGGCCATACTTGAATTTGAAAAAGAACCAAAAAACAGAATCGGGAGCAACTACCTAAAGTACTTCATATCCGTTTTGTCAGATATGACGAAAAGATACAAGATGAAGTACAATGAACTCCTTTTTCTGATAAATGTGTATGACCTTAAGTACTTCACGACTAAGCATGTCCACAAAAGTAGCGGGATGACAAGTGAGTACTCAACAAGAAGAATGCTCATATCACCACTGATGAGTAAAGGCTATGTAGACGTATTCCTCAATAATGGAAGCATATCACCACTCGATGTTCAAAGGTTTGGACTCAAGTCAGACAAAGAATTTGCCAAAAGATACGCCATAACACAACTCGGAAGAGCAAGAGTACAACAAGTATATCGAAAATTAGAAGGGAAAGACACCATATACATAGATGGAAGCTATGATGATGATGATTAAAAATTAAGGCCGGAATTACCCGGCCTTAACTTTCACTAACAACCTTTAGTCCCCAAACCCCTTTAGGAACAGTGCAAATATATCGATAAACATTTATAATGTGTCATAAGAAATATAAAAAATATTCTATCTGCACATCATAAGACACATTAAGCGCATATCATTTGATGTGGGCATATTCTTTTTTAGCATCAAATGATGGACAGGCTTTGTTGACATTCGGGAAGTCTTTATGACCCTGAATCACCGCATCAGGGTACTTCCTCTTCCATTCATGCAAGACCATCGACAACGCATCTTTTTGACCCTGCGTGCGATTGTCAATAGGGTTCGTTCTGCTGTCAATGCCACCAATATAACTGACATGAAGACAAACAGAATTATAGCCAGCAACTCCGTTGCAAGTCTTATCATCCGTAGCGAGAGTGATGACCTCCCCATTAGCTTTAATAATTTTGTGATAACCAGGTGATGCCCACTTCAACCTCTCCTTCCAATGACGCTGTATAGATTCAACAGTAGTGGTCTGTGGGGTAGCCGTACAATGAACCACAAGATACTTAATATTCCTCATATTACCATAATTGTGCTACAAAAGTAAACATCATTAGCCTTGATTTTATACCCCATTAGGTACGAATCAATGCGCCTCCTACCACTTTACACCCTATCGGGTGCTGGTCGTCGTAAACGTCGCATCAATGACGCGGGTTTCTATTTTTTCATTTACAATCTTCACTAAGTTCAACTTCATCCAGTAACCGCCAAGCGGCTTCGGAGGTCTGCCTCTCTCAACGTGGAAGCCACCCACGCCGCCTGCATATTCTTCTTTGTATGTCGCAGTGCGTATTTGATGCAGAGGCCGCTGCCTCATCATGTAGTTGGTTCGGTTGAGGTAGCTGATGACATTGACATGGTGATACAGCTCGTGGACGTGGCCTTGCCAAGTGCAGTCGTAGCCTTCAACCATCGCCATGATCCGCTGGTCCTGGATAACACCTTTGGTTACTACGCCACCTCCCCCTGAACCGTGAAAGTAGTGCATGGCGAAGCGTGTGTAGTGGCTGGTGTTTGGTGAATGGGCAAAGCCAAACAGTATCGCGCCGCCGTAGCCGCCGAGCTGAACGTCACTTCCGCACTCGTGGTTGAGTAGAGTGACGAACATCTGCAAGGCGTCGAACTCAACATTGCGGATCACACTGGTCTCGTGATTGCCATAGCCAATCAGAGCGATGTGCTTGGCATACGGTTTGAACCACTGCACCGCGTCGTTGACGACGGCTTGGAGGTAGTTGCCCTTATTGTGTTCAGGCCTGATCTCATCCTTTCCCCTGCGTGGATCGCCTCTGCCTTGCATGAGGCAGAAGGTGTCGCCGTTCATAATGACCTTGGCGTTCCGGCGCACGGCTTCGTCGAGGTGGCTTTTTAGCAGGTCGCGATCGCACTTGGGGTTGTCCCAGTGTATGTCGCTGACCAGCAGAAACTCCGCCTCCTTCCCCTCGCAGTCAATCGTGTGAACGTTGGCTGCGCGTCGGGTTATCTTCATGTTATTGGTTTGGTGTGCTTTTGAGCAGCTTCATGATTCGCACCTCCAGCACCTCCGTAATCTTAACACCCGAAAAGCCGACGATGAAGGCGAGGCCGTAATCAATGTTCGGTGCTTGAATGTTCAGGATGCCGATGATCACAGGTGCGATGTAGGTGGCAGATAGTGTGCCGCTAAGTACTGCGATCAGCTGCATTTTCCAGTTCTTCATCTTAGGTGCAAGCAGTAGTGCGCCGAAGAATCCAGCGATTGTCAGGCCTATGTTGATGCCGATGGATTTGAGGAAGTCGATCATTGTTAATCTTCGTTTAGTGTGTTGTTCAAGTCGTCGCGCTCGGTGTAGTCCTTGCCGTACTGCTCATCCCAGCCGAGGAAGCTATGCACGCCTATTGGCGGAGGCCAGCACTCGAAGGGCAGGTAGTCGCTATGTGGCTCTGCATCCCAGAGGATGTCGACGCAATAAGCGCCATCTATTTCACCCAGCGGCACTGCGAAGCCTTGCGGCACTGGTAGCGCGGTGAATGTCGCTTCGTTGGGGAAGGCGTATTTGCGGAATGTCGGCATTTATAGTCGGGTTAATTCGGCAAGTTGTGCGTTAGATAGCCGCGTGGTGTATAGTGCGGCGGCGCGGATACGGTCGTTGAGAAATTCAGATGTAAATCCACTATTGCCTAATATTAAATTCGTACAAGCAGGTACATTTCTTGATGCAGTTGAAGCATATAAACTTCCATTCACTGCCAAAACGTAATCGTTTTGCTTATACGCCAAGGCGACCTTAAATGAACCCGATGCGCTTAATGCAGGACTTATAGTTACATTGTAATCATTATCTACGCCACCTATTACAATTCTCAAATTAAATACAGTCGTTGACGCAAATCGCACTTGAATACGATTATTTGCAGTCCCATCATTTATGGCGATGATGCTTTTTGTTGTTGCAATGCTTTTGTAGTCCACCTCCGCATAAATCGTACCCTCGGTTTGCCCTATCAGCCCACTGACGAGCGCCCCCGATGCGCTGATGACATCTGCGGCACGGCTGCCTGTTCCTGATGTTGTGGGGATGTATGTAGTCGCGACGCTACCTGTTTCGACTTGTGCGCCCCAGAGGTCAACGCTTACAGAGTTGTCAGCGG